AGGTTTTACCGACCTTATCGATGCTTCAACAGCGTGTCATACACTTCAGTATAAAGGTAGTTAATACTTTTAGAAATCCCGTGGTGGGGGCAACTCCACCACACTTTTTATAGGAAAATATATGGCAAACTTAGTTACATTACAGCAATACAAAGACTTCGCAGGGCTGCAAGGAGTGCAAACCGACGCCCGTATTAACGTTATAATTGAACAAGTTTCCCAGTTAGTTAAAACATATTGTGGAACTACTATAATAGACTACGCAAGTACTAACAAAATAGAATACTTAACAATAAAAGATTCAATAGTAGATACTATTATATTAGAAGAATCTCCTTTGATACAGGTAGTATCAGTACAAGAAAGAACAAGTCAAGCAGATGAGTATATAACACTAATCACAGAAAATTCTGATAATAGTGGCAAATATGAATATGTTGTTGATGATGATTCAGACAGTATAATAAGAACAAATAGCACAGGTAATAAGTACTGGCCTAAAGGCGTAAAAGCAGTAAAAGTTACTTATAAAGCAGGGTACACTAGTACTCCTGCAGATTTAAGACTAGCAGTATTTGATTTAGTCAAGTACTACTTAAAAGATGAAAGAAAAGCTAGACAATCTATAGCAGGCTCAACAATTGAAAATCCTGTTTCTACAAGTCTAAGAAACAATATAGGATTCCCAGACCATATCAAAAGAGTACTTGATATGTATAAAATATATAGCTAAATGGCTATATCCAATCTCAAATCAGATTTTTTAGCTCTAATAAATAGACAGGCTGCTTTAGGAGAAGAACTTAGAAATAAGTCTGGAACCACAGATTTTCATCAAATAGAAATAACAGCAGATGAAACTGCTGGAGCTTTTTTAAAAGGTACTCAAAGAGTACTATTGATGGCAGGTTATAATAGAGCTGAAGTAAAAGCTATAAATGATGCTCATAATAATCTAGACGCATGGAAAGGTGTAATAAATAATTTATTTACTGAATTTGCAAGCGGACCTACAGTACGTAAATATGGGTTTAATTTAGTACAGATAAAACAGCTAAGAGGTTCAGTAACAGGACTATATATGTTACCTGCTTCATCAAGAGGTTCTAATAGTAGAAGAATTAAAATTAGATTATTTAATGTAAAAGGTAGTCAAAAAGCAAACTCTAATATGAGTGATATAACTTTAAAAGGATTTAGTACAGCTATGAGAGATCATGCTTGGGAAAAGTGGAAAGCTACTTTACCTCCTTCATTAGCTTTAAAAAGATTAAACCAAATGGCACCAGGGTCAGCAGGAGCTTTTGGAATTAGAACTCCTTTTGTACATGAGTCTTCAAGTGCTGTAGGAACGTCTGTATTAAAAAATATACAAACCGAAGTACTACACCATAAAGATACTTTACCAGAAATGGAATTATTAGGAGTATCTACAGTTTATCATGATATAGTACAATCAGTTATTAATTCTTTAAATATAGATTATGAAGAAAAAACTATTGTAACTTCAAGTGGAGAAATAAAATCTACAAGACTTATAAAAGGCTCTCTTGGAGGACTGAATTTTCCTGGCTCAGAGCCTGGAGACATAATAAAAATAAGAGAAAATCTTTTAAATACATTATCTAAGTACTTAGATGAACATGCTAAAGATTTTGGGTTTGACCAAGAAACAGGTATTGATTACGAAATGAGTAAACCAATACGAAAAGTAATAGCAGAAAATGCTATACATAATATAGTAAAAGACACAAAAAAGAAACTAAAAAAGGGTAAAAATACAAAAGTAAAAATAAAGTCTAAAGCTAAAAAAGCAGAGTCGAAACCAAGAAACGCAAGAATAAAAAAGTCTACAGTATATAAAGCCATACCAGGTGCAATAGGACTAAAAGTAGCAGCTAGATCATCAAAAAGAATAGAACAGAAAAAAGAGGAAAAAGCTAAAGGGCTAAATACATTAAGAGCTCAAATACAGAAAAGATTACCTGCAGAAGTAAGAAGACAAATGGGAAGACCTGAGTTAATAAATAGAACAGGCACTTTTTCTAACAGCATACAGTTAGTAAATTTAAGAAGAACAAAAATGGGCGTAAGTGGACAATATACATATAAACTAAATCCTTACGCAACCTTTGAAAGTTTAGGACAAAGAAAATGGCCAGAAGCCTATAATCCTAAACCTTTAATTTCAAAAAGTATAAGAGAGTTAGCTATGCAATATACAAAAGAAAAACTAGTTAGCTTAAGGAGAATATAATGGCATCACAATACAGAACAGCAAGAAAAAGAATTACTGATGCTTTAGTGAAACAATTACAGTTAATTGATGGTAATCATCCATTCAATTCAAATGTATTTAGTAACGTTCATTCTGGAATGATATTTTTAGACGAAATAATGGAATACCCGAAAATTTGCGTGGTAGCCACAGACGAAACTAGAGAGTATCAACCAGGAGAATTTAAATGGAGATTTCTTAATTTAGATATAAGAGTTTATGTCGAAAATCAAGAGGACCCACAAGAGGTCTTAGCTTTATTAATGGAAGACATTGAAAGAGTAATAGACGGCAATGATGTTTTGATTTACGATGATACTGTAAGTCCAAACTTAACAACAACTTCCTTAACGATAGAATCATTAAGTACCGACGAAGGAGTATTAACACCACTAGGAATCGGAGAAATGACACTAACGTGCAGGTATTAAACGAAATTATGCAGCTGATAAACGTCTAGCTAAATACTTTCAAAGTAAAATAATAGGAGAAAGCAAATGGCTTTAAATCTATCGAGAAATACCAAAGTATTTATCAGCTCAGTAAATGGAGTTGGTGCTACTGGTGGAGTGAAAACTGCACACGTAACTACTGCGGGAACAGGATATGCTGTAGGCAATATCGTAACACTAGGAACAACTAGTGGTAGCGGTACTGGCTTTAAGTGTATAGTTCTTAGCATTACGGGTGGAGGAGCAACTGGACCGGTCGCTACTATTGGTATCCCTAATAACTTTAGGGGAGCAGCGTTCGCCCCAGCGGACACTGCTACAGAAACAGCCGTAGAAAACTACGCAGGAGCGGATAATACTGGGGCATCAGGCTTAGTAGTAACTGTCGATTCAGTCGCAGGTACAACAACAACAGATGGCTCAAGACCAGGAACAGGTAAGTTCAAAGGAAATGAAGTAGACTGTAATACATTTAGGTTAGGTGTATTAGATGGGTATAGCTTCTCACAAGGAAGTGACTCAACAGATGTTACTATTTCAGAAGCAGGTGCTACACCGAATAGAGGTTCAAAAACTTTTAATGATTCGTTACCACCAGCAGAATGGTCATTTGGTACTTATGTACGACCTTTTGTTCATGGAACAAATAGTTTCAGAAATGCATTAGACCATGACTGTGTAGAAAACATTCTATGGGCAGCTTTATCAGGTACAGCGTTACCAGGAGATGCAGCAGCAACAGGCCGTGGTGTAGAAGTAGGAACTACTGCTCAAGGTGGCTCAGTATGTAACTTTGAGAAATCAGATGTTCATGAACTTATGAAACTGAACTTATATTTCGCACTAGAAAATACAACATACAGACTAAATGGTGCTCAAGTTAACCAAGCAGAAATAGACTTTTCTATTGATGGTATTGCACAGATTACGTGGTCTGGTAATGCAACAACTATCGACCAAATTGGAGAGGCTATAGAAGACCCTTCTAAGTTTATTATTCAAGGTACTTCAGAAGCAACGCCAACTAGTTTAACTACAGATACTTATGTGGAGACATATAATTATGCAGATACAACAGGTCCAAGTGACGCTGACTATCTAAGAAATAAATTATCTACTTTATATCTAGATGCTGATCAACAAGGCGGCGGTGCAGACACTCAAGGTCTTGACGACAGAACATATGATATAAATATTACTGGGGGCTCAATAACAATAGCCAACAATGTTACTTATGTAACACCAGAAACTATTGGTATCGTAGATAAACCAATTGGGTCATTTACTGGCGCTAGAGTAATTAATGGGTCTTTATCCATGTACCTAGACACTAAAGCAAATGGTTCAAACCAACTATTAACCGACTTAGCAAATGCTACAGACTTAGTTTCAAACGTTTTTGACATGCGTTTATTCATGGGTGTAGCTGGTACTGTTGGGACAGACGGTGATCCTATGGGAAGTGATGATTTCACTGCTCCAGGTGTCGAATTTAATATGCCAAGAGCTCATATACAGGTTCCTGTAATTGAAGTTGGCGACTTGATTTCCGTATCATTGGACTTTTCCGCACATGGAACAGACCTACTAACTGGAAATGAACTCAAAGTAAAATACTTAGGAAGCACATCTCATACTCAAGCAGGGTATGCAAACACAGGTGCTAGAGCACTAGACGCTTAAGTATAATGTCATATAGTTTTCTCAAGGAGAGTAAGCTATTTATAGTTTATGGCGGTAACAAGTATAGAATATATACTACCACCGCCATAACTTTTTCCCAAACATTTGCGGAAGATTCGTACCCAGTAAAGACTTTGCACGATCAATCAAAAATGACAGATGGGACAATAATAACGAAAGCCAATCCGGCTCAGTTTAATTTTAGAGTTCCTCTAACAATAGAGAAAGATGAGTCTTTGGTAATGGATTTATTAGGTGATTTAATAGCTACAAGTGAATCTGATATAGAATCACAACAACTAAAATCATTTGATATGTATGTCCAGACTGGTAGCAGCACATTTAAACAAGAAAATTGCGTAGTAACCAGTGCCAATTTTGCTTTCAACCCAAGAGAACAATTTGTGGTTGATTTAGCAGGACAAGGAACTAAATTAAGTAGAGCGGGTAACGAAAGTTATACCATACCTGGAAGCCTTCAACCTGAAAGCTCCACAAGAACCCCACTTATAATATACCCGGAAGTAACAGTAGACAGCTTAAACATGTCAAATATTTTGAGTATTACACTACAAATACAAAATGATATAATTTGGACTGATACAGACACTCTGCAAGAGAGTCTATCTGTTACTAATTCGAGTAATGCAATATTTCCAAGTGCGTACACGGTAGATAAAAGAGTTGTTTCGGGAACAATTAATCAATACCAAACTGATAATAATATAACACAATTTGATGATTTTAGTACTAATAGCAATATTAATATTTATGCAAAAAAGACAGATGGAACTACATTTTGGACAATACAATTAAATCCAATAATGTATACAGCTAGAATGCAACCTGCAGAAGTATATACTCAATCTTATGACTTTAGGTCAACAGATAATACTGCAATAGCAACTAGAATCACACAATATTCATAGGAGAATATAAAACATGGAACTTAAAAGCCTACTGGTTGACAGTAAAACAACCTGGGTAGAATTTCCTGGACTCGACGGATTTGAAGTCGAACTAGCAAACCTATCCCGAAAAGAACTCGTAAATCTTAGAAAAAGATGCGTTCAAAATAAATTTAATAGAAAAACAAGAGCTTTTGAAGAAAGCTTAGATGAAAATAAGTTCGTAAAGGAATTTACTAATTCGACTGTAAAAGGTTGGAGAGGACTAAAATTAGAGTACCTAGAAGATTTACTATTAGTAGATTTAAAAGGTCAGGAACCTACACAAGAGTTAGAATATACCGCAGAAAATGCAGAACAATTAGTAGAAAATTCTTCGGAGTTTGATAACTGGCTCAACGAGGTAGTCTTTGATTTAGAAAACTTTCGTACGAAAAAAGAAAAACCTAATTCTGCAAAAGCTGGAATTATTCCTCAAGAATGATTCTATAGGAATGACTAAAGACCAATACTTACGTATGGTCGAACAAACAGGCGAAGATATAGATTGGGAAAGGTGTCCTCCAGAAATAGATGACTTTCCAGAAAGCGTACACAGTGCTGTAGAAATATTTACTTCCTTAGGAAATAGAATATTCCCAGACGTAGGTTATATAGGAAAAGACTTTACAAACTTAGAAATGTTTTATAGTCTTTTCGCAATCGAAGAAATCGTGGAAAGAGATTGGATACTAGAAATTATACTATTTCTCGATGCAAGAGAAATAAAAGAAAATCAGCGACAAATAAAAGCTGAATTGAATAAGGCAAAAAGAAAATAATAATATGGCAACTGACCAAGTACTAATTGAATTACAGATTATCCAGAAGGGTGGGAAGCTTGCTGTCGTCGCAAAAGACACAGAAAAACTTGCTAAAGCCCAGGATAAACAAGCTAAGACGTCTAAAAAAGTTGCTAAGAATAGTGAAGAAGTAATTAAAGGACAAAAAGGAATTCATCAAACAGGTTTATCTTCTTCAAAAGGTTTTTCAAAAATGAATCAAATGCTAAACGGTGGAGGAGGCTCCTCCGGTTTAGTAGCAGCTTATGCAACGTTAGCTGCTAACGTTTTTGCGGCTACTGCTGCATTCAATGCTTTCAGGTCAGCAGCTGCTTTTGAACAATTAGCTGCTGGTTTCACTTTCTTAGCAAATGAGTCTGGAAGAACTATGTCATTAGTAGTAGATAGACTTAAAGATGTAACTCAAAATGCTTTATCAACAGAAGAGGCCCTACAAGGAGCTTCACTAGCCGTATCAGGCGGATTTTCAATAGAAACCTTAGAGAAGTTAGCCGTAGTAGCTAAGGGTGCTTCTTTGGCTTTAGGAAGAAATTTAAACGATGCTTTTGATAGGTTAACAAGAGGAGCAATTAAACTCGAACCAGAAATTTTAGATGAATTAGGAATCATGGTACGTCTTGATGACGCTACCACAGCTTATGCAGCAACACTAGATAAGACTGCTAATCAGCTAACTCAATTTGAAAGACAAACAGCTTTTATCAATGCTATTAATGAACAAGGTATTGCAAAGTACGGAGAACTAGCTGAGGCTGTCGATGTTAATCCATATGACCAACTTGCAGCTTCTTTTGGTGATTTATCAAAAGAATTCTTAAGCTTAATAAATGTTGCACTTATTCCTTTAATAGGATTTTTTTCGGAAAGTAGAGAAGGACTTATTGGAGTCACAGTTTTGTTTGCAAGTACTATTGTAACTACTATGATACCAGCTTTAGGGCAGATGGTAAAAAGGTCTCAACAAGCCGCAAAAGCCCAGTTATTACTAGCAAGGGAAACAAAAGCTTCTACTAATTTACAAGTTGTAAATGCTCAAAAAGTAATAATGTCAAATAAAAGACAAAAAGGTACAGTAGCTGATTTACAAAGGGCAATCCAAACAAAAACAGGAATAGCAGTACAGGCTGCAAAAACAGAAAAAAACCTAAGTCTACAGCTTATAAGAGCAGAGAAAGCAAAAAATAAAGCTAGTATAGCTGGTGATACAAAAAGAGCTGCATTAAAGGAAGCAAGAATAGCTCAGATTGGAAGAGAGATAGCAGCAACAAGAGTATTAGCAACAACAGAAATAGCACAATTAAGCGCAGGGCTAGCATTAGATAGTGCACGAGTCCTGGCAAAAACATCTCTAGTAGTAGCAAAAAACTTAGAAATAATATCTGGAGTAGGTTTTATAACTGGCTTTAAGCAAGCTGGAAAAGGTATAAAGCTTTTAGGTGGTATGTTATTTGGAGCAGGCTTGTCAGGCAAAAAAGCAGCTAAATCTATGAGCCTATTTGCAAGAGTATTAACTTTAGTTGGTGGTGGAGCTAAATTAATTGGAGCAGCATTTTTAACAGCTTTACCTGTAATTGCGGCAATGGGTATAGCAGTAGCAGCATCTATTTATGTATTTAAAAAACTAACAGCTCCTCTACACGCAAACTCACAAGGTATAAAACAACTAGGAGTCATCACAGATAGTATGTCAGAGAAATTTGAACAACTAAATAAAGCTGTGGAAGAAAATGCTTTAACAAAAGGACAAACAAGAATAAGACAGTATAAACAAACAGCTGGAATATTTCAAGAAATAGCAAGTGCAATTAGAAAAGTAAATGAAGAGATGGACTTGCAATCAAGAGCTCCAGCACCAGAAAAACCTACAATATCAGGAGTTCCAATAATCGATGTGAGTAACGAGAACGCATACAACAAAGAACTAAATTTAAGAAAAAGTTTAGCTAAAGAAAGTGTAGTAGCGATTAAGGACACAATGAACCAAATAGTGAATGAAACAGGCGTAGCAGCAGAGCTTGCAAAAATAAAAATGAGAAGAGCATTTGGACCTGAAGCTGTTGATTCTGCAGGAGGCTTAAAGAATTTCATAAAAAGTTTAGATAAAGGAGATGCAGCTAAAACTTTAGAGTATCTAAAAACCATATTTGGAGAGCTAGAAAAAGGAACATCATCAACAAGTAGTTCTATCATTAACTTAACCAGAGCTCTTTCTGAGAGTGAAAAAGTATTGTCAGCATTTACAGAAGGAGCTAGTACAAAAACAGAATTTGATGATATAGTAAAAACTTTTCAAGGTTTCAAAAATGAATTAACAGAGCTACAAGCAGATCCTGACGCTACTGGAACTATTTTTACTATATTTGAAGGTGTAGGGGCACAAGCAAAAATGTTTGGTATAAATGCAGATACCGCTGAAACTAAAACTACTGAACTACTAAACGCTTTTACCAAAATACAAAGCAAAGCCAAAACTTTAAAATCTGACTTACAAACTTTAAATGCTGTAACTCAAAAAATAGGAAAAAGCAAAAGCACTAGTGGAGCAGCGATGGAAGCTTTTCTAGATCAACAACAAAAATCAAATACTTTACAGCTAGCATTTAATGCCGATAAACTAATACAGTATCGTCTTTTGAGTGATAGTGTTGGACGAAATAATTTAATAAATGAAGCCGAAAAAGAAAGAAATGCATTACTAGCAAAAAGAATGAGTACTATGGAAATGTTATTAACAACTGAACAAACAAGTTTAAAAATTTCTTTAGATTATTTAAGAACTAATCAAAAAATAGGTCTTCAAGCAGAAGAAATTTTAAAAGTAGAAAGACAATTAAAAAACTTAAGAGAAGGCAGGGGCTCTGCCGAAAGCCCATTAGAAATATACAAAGCACAGGTAAAAGCAGCTAAAATAGTATTAGAAAATAAGAAAAATGAGAAAAAAATAGAAGATGCTCAGGCCGCGAATAGATACAATACAATACTGGAAAATAATATAGAATTATCACGAGGCAGCTCAGCTGAGAAAAAACAGTATGGAGCAATAGTAAAAGAAGCTTATAAAAAGTATTTACTTGATTTAAAATCAACTAAAGCTAATGTAGCCGGACAACAAAAAGTATTAGCCTTAGTGACAGCTCAAGGTACTGAGTCAGAAGATATGTTTACAGCAGCAGTATCGCTAATGAGTATACTAGGTACTACAACTGATACTTTAGGTACTAGATTCACTATATTATCAATACAGATGACTCCTTTTATAAATCAATTAAAAGCACTAGGAACAGAAGGAAACTTAGCAGGAATAGCTATAGAAAAACTAATGGCATTAGGAAATGGACTATTAAACTTTAAAACAAATGTCAAAGTATTATCAGATCAAATGGTAGAATCAAGAACCCAGGTAGGTGATACATTCCTAACAAAAATGTTAGGAACAGCTAACCCAGATACTATTGCTACTACAATAGCAGGACTTGCTACAATGGGAGAAGCTTTTGGAGCAATGGGAGCCATAATAGAGATGGAAGCAGCACAAAGAACAGCTGCAATTGATAAAGCTATAGCACAGGAAAAAAGATTAGGAGGAAGCTCAGAAAGCTCCCTTAAAAAAATTGCACAAATGGAATCTAAAAGAGAATCTATTAAAAGAAAAGCATTTGAAAAACAAAAGAAAATGCAAGTTGCAGAAACTATAATGAATACAGCTTCAGCAGCTATGACAGCACTTACTACTTTTGCAGGGGTACCTCCTTTAGCTTTTGCTATGGCAGGAATGATTACAGCTATTGGTTTGAAACAAGTTTCCATTATTAGGTCTCAACAGTATGATGGTGGCGGTACTGCTCCTTCAGCTCCTTCTAGTATATCAGTAGGTAAACGAGATAACAAAGTAGACGTATCAAAAGGAGCAACATCAGGAGAAACTTCTTATTTAAGAGGTGGACAAGGTATAGGAAGTACTGCAAATAGTTTTGTGCCAGGTGGAGCTGGAGGGATGAAAAGAGGCTATGCTTCCGGAGGAGATATTCTAGTAGGAGAAAGAGGACCAGAAGTAATTAGACCAACTTCATCAGGATATAATGTAGTGCCTAACGATAAAATAGGAAATGGTGGGTCATCAAATGTAAACTTTACAATTAATGCAGTAGATGCTGCAGGAGTAGAGGACTTACTAATGGCTCAAAGAGGAAATATAATAGGGATGATAAGACAGGCAGCACACGAGCATGGAGAAGAATTCATGGAACCAATTAACACAGAGGCATACTAATGGCAGCATATACAAATTTTTTAAACGTACTACCAGACCCAAATAATCCAATAGGAGATGGGGGTCAAGCACTAACTACAGGTAACGGTGGTACTGTAGGTCCTGGGTACTCTACGGTACAAATAGAATCCACTAGCCCTACTCAAGTTTCTACTACAAATAGTGGAAGAGTAATTAGTAGAGCAATTGCAGGACACATATTTGGTATAAATATAACTTATAATCCTATGACTAGAGCCCAGTTTGAACCTGTTTATAATTTTTTAGTACAAAAATCAGGAAGATTAAAACCTTTCTTTGTGCAGCTACCCCAACAATATACTTCAACTAATTCAGCTTTTGCTACTTATGTAGCTGGTAACACCCCTACTTGTGGAGTTGTTGCACAAGGTTCTGAATTTATGTTACAAGCTAATCATTCAGGAACACAATCAACAAATCCTGAACCTGGAGATATGTTTACAATAACTGATGCAAATGATAGTTTACATACTAAGTCATATAGAGTAACAAGAGTTATGACTAATGCAACATATCACTCAGGAATACATCCTCAGCCAACTACTGTTCAAAGAGTTATATACTTTCATCCTCCTCTACAAAGAGCTATATCTTCTTCAGCAACTATAAATTATAATAAACCATTGTTTCGTGTGATACTTAAAAGTGATGTTCAAGCCTACACTCTTGGAACAACTAACTTATATACTTTCTCACTAAACTTACAAGAAGCACAGGCATAACATGGCAGAAAGAGCACTCCCCCTAGATTTAAAAAAATTACTTATAAATAATGAGCCGTTCACTTATGCTCATCTAATAAAGTTTGAAAGACCCAGCGCAGCGTTAAAAAATGGAACTTTTAGTACTGATGCAAAAAGATATGCATATTACACAGACGCAAAACATAATATTACTTTTAATGATTCTAGCTTAGATACAGAAGGTAACGCAAACGGTAATCAAGTTTACATAGCAAATAAGATATTAGAAGTTGGTGCATATTCAGAAACAGTAGAAGCTAAAGCCTCTGGCATGACTATAAAAATAGCAGCAGAGTCTCTAAATAATAGTGTAACTTCAAGTTCCATAACTATGACTACTACTACAATTACTGTTCCTTCACACATAGATTTAGTAGATGAAGGGTTTAGAGAAGGCGATAAAATACTGATAAGTGGTGGTTCAAATAATAATCATGAAGTAAGAGTTACAGGTATAAAAACAAACAATACTGTACTTATAGTATCAAATATAGACAGCACCCTTGGAACACAATCTAGCGGTTCTTCAATAACGTTAAAAATAGTTTCAGAGGAGCTTAAAGGACCTCTTCAACAAATAGGACATACAGAAAGTTTAAAAGCATATCATAATAGAGAAGTATTTGTATACAAAGCATTTTTAGACTCTGATACTTCTGATACTATAGGGACTCCTGTACTTATATTTAAAGGTATAGTACAAGGAACAAATCTAGTAGAAAGCCCTACTCAAGACTTAATAGTATCATGGATTTTAACAAGCCATTGGGGAGATTTTGCACAAGTAAAAGGCAGAATATCAAATGATAAAATACATAGAGCCGTAGATGCTCAAAATAGGGGACAAGCAGACGCAGCCTTAAAACCAGAATATGCAAGTGACTTAGGTTTCATGCACGCAGAACAAACAACAAATATCTTAGCTACTTATACTGCTATAGAACAAGAGATGAGAGTAAAGGTTAAGAAAAAATGGGGCGGACTAAAAACAAAAGTAAGTACTTGGATTGAAGATGTAGAAGTTCAAAGAGAGGTTAACTTAGATTTCTCTCTCAATGCACACTTTATACCTGTAGTATATGGAATAGATAGAATAGAAGGAAAACCTATATTTGTAGATACAAAATCAAATGACCCAAATAACATATATATAGCATATTCAATTTCAGAAGGACAAATAGGAGGATTATATGATTTATATATTGATGGGAATCCTTTAATATGTATAAATAAAGAAGATTCAGATGATAGAAATGATAGTAATGGAGCATCAAAAGATAATGTAGAAGTATTCTGCAGAGGTCGTCAAGATTTAGGAGAAACTCTTGGTGGGGTAAGAATGTCGGGAAATGGAGTATCAGGTTCCACTAGACAAACATACCAGCCTAGAAAGTCTCTAGGCGGCTATGGAGAATCAGGCTTCAATGCTATGGACGACTATATAGATATAAATGATATAGAGTACCATGATATAAATAAATCTTTATTAAACATTTCTGAAACTGACTCAAATGGCGGCGGTGTTTTAGACGGAGAAACCATAACTCTTAGCAATCCCAACACTATGAGATTAACTCTGCATACAGGTAAGCCAGACCAAAAAGCTGACAACACTTTAACTTCTATAGCAGTATCTCCAAAATTTAAAAGACAGGTAGATTACTTTGACTCAGTAGGTTCTGGAGTAGAGTATTGGAGTCCTAACCATAGATTATTAGATACAGCTTATGTAGTATTGGACTGTGAAATATCAGAAGATGCAACAACTGTACCTGAAATAGAGTATGTAGTGAGAGGTAAAGGAATTCAATGTTTTAACTATGATTACAGCTATGACCATACAGGGGCAAGTGGAGAAGCACATACTAACTTTAACGTAGGTGACCAAGTAACTCTAAAAAGAACTAGTGATAATTCTACTTTAAATTCAAATGTAATAATAATTGATAAGTGGTCTTTTGCAGATCTAAATGGAAATCTTAGATATAGATTTAGATACAGTACTCCACCTAACTTAAATTACTCAGATGGCATACCTCAGATTACATCTTTTTACCACACTGATGGAACTAATAACTGGCATATGGTTTCTTATAATCATATTGCTGATTCTGGAACAGTACCTGCAACTTTATCTGTAACTACAACAGTTACTGCAACTTCTGGACAAGCATTGACAGCTAGTACTGGAACCAATCCTGCTTGGACAACTGCAGATGAACCTTTTAAAGAAGGTGGTTTTTTTAATTTCTTCTTTTTCGAAGGTGATGGACTACCCTACAAACAAAAACCTATACCTTTTATACTAAATGGTACAACTTTAACAGCTACGGGTACTAATGCAGTAGGAGCAACAGCAGGCACTCAGACACTAGTTGCAGCAGACAAGATAAAATTACGTTCAGGAGCTGGTAGTACTGATGATACCTGGAACGGTTATATAGTAGAACTAACAAAAACTGTTACTGTAGATGGTGTAAAATCAGCTCAAAAAGTACAAAGAGTGATAACAGACTATCAAGGAGCTACTCAAGTAGCTACAATCAGTGAGGTATGGCCAGCTAATATGGCACCGGACCCTGATGATGTAGTACAAGAGTCAGGAGCAGTATATACTTATAATATACTACCAAAAAATAGTATAGATGATAAAAGAGTAAGTATTAATCCTGCTATTCAATTGCTTGATTACATGACAGCAAAAACCTACGGAAAAGGACTAGATATAGATAAAGACTTAGCAATGTCAGATTTTTTACTAGCTGCAAGAACTTGTGATGATAGAGGAACCCAAACACTTATAGGAGCAAAGACAGCCACACTAGGCGATAGATATGTACTAACTTCTGATGGAACAACTTCAGGGGCTGTAGTAGCTATGGGCAGAGTAAAATCTGTTGGAGATTTTTCAAATGGAGTAGACTATACAGTAATGGAAGAATGTTTTGGAAAATTTTCAAAACGTTTTATGAAGAACAATCACAGCTATAGTGTAGGAGACATAATATACGGAAATGCTAGTGGCTATTATAGAGTTACAACTGCAGGAACTAAATCAACAGCTCCAGTAGGAACAAATCCTACAGGGTTCGTAGGTCCTTTAACAAGTATTCCTTTATATAAAATTAATAACGGAACTATAAGTAGTACAACATTTAGTGTTGCTCTTAGTACAGGAAGTAGTTATGGTTATTCAAATTATGTAGGAAAATATAATTCTACTACTTTAGGGTATGATACAGGATATAGTATATATGATGCTGATAATGTTCAGTATTGGAGATACTTAGGTTGGAATTCTCATAGTCAAAGAGAAGTAACAAGACACCAAACAGTAGGAACAGTTGATACATCAAAATCAGTATTTTCAAATATAAATGGATTCTTACTAAACTTCAATGGATTATTATCTTATGAAGCGGGACAGTATGCACTAAGGGTAGAGACAACATCTACAGCAATAACTTCCCAAATAGCAACCTCTAGTGATTCGGGATATGTAGTAGGATCAGAAAAGAATGTAAGATATTTAAATGCTTCAGACTTAATAGGCTCTATAAATATAAAAGATGAAGGGCCTAAAAAAGCTTTTAATACAATACAAGCTTCTATAGAAGATCCAGGAAATCAATTTAAACCAACTGCTGTAAGTTTCTACGACTCAAACTACTTAAGAGCAGACAAAAACATAATAAAATCAGGAAATATGAGTCAGCCTTCTGTAGGTAGTTACTTTAATGCTCGTATAAATGCCGAGAACTATTTAAGAAAATCAAGATTTGGTATGAATATAAGTTTTAGAATGGGACCTAAAGCTTTATTACTATTACCAGGGGAAACCATATCATTAGACTATCCAAAATTTTGGACTACCCCTAAGAAATTCCGTATAGCAAATATAAACTTTACTAAAAATTGTGAAGCAAATATAACAGCCACAGAGTACGATGATAGTTTTTACACTATTACGGCCCCTCAATTATCTAGTGTGGTAGGAAATGACCAAAGACAAGGTCTTCAGGCATCTCCAGGAGCACCTGGTTCTTTATCTGCCACTGCAGGAGCTTTAGGTACAATTAATCTTGCTTGGACAAATAATACTAATTTTACAGATAATATGTTTACTGAAATATGGGTAAACACCTCAAATCAAACAAACAGTAGAACATTGCTTTCTAAAACAGAAGGTGAAACAAAGGTATATATACATTCAGTAGGTGTAGATGATGCTACAAGATATTATTGGATAAGACATGGCAAAAAAGTTGTTCTTAATTCAGGGGGTCAAAACAAAGTTAAAGTTTTATACTCAGCATTTCATGGCTCAGCAAATGCAACAACAGTTATACCTAGTAGTCTATATGACGTAATACTAGAAAGTGACGCAGCTGTATTTCAGGCTAACAATTCAGGTGCTATACAAACTCCTAACTCTATAACATTTACAGCAACAAGACATAATTTATCAGGAAGCGCAACCTTTTCTAGTGTTCCCTCAGTTACTTTAACAGGAAGCGGAGATACTAGAGCATTAACTAAAGCTAACATGGGCAGTAATGCTTCTGTAGTAGTTACAGCAACAGTTACATCAACAACAGCAGAACGAAATGCTGGAGCAGATAATACTTATACTAGTGCAACTACTATAAGTAAAGTAAGTGCAGGTGCAACAGGTGCAGCTATAACAATATCAAGTACAACTACTAATGGAGCTGGTAATACAGTAGTTACATTCAGTGACGGTAGTACTGCTACAATAGCTAAAGGTGATGATGGTACTACTCAAGGCGTTAAAGTAGCTTATGCTTCTGATGCTAACGGTACAAATAAAAGCTTTACTCAAGGTAGCTTAACTTTTGTTAAGTATCATGAGTATACAGGAACAGTTCCAGCAATAAGTAGTAGTGTTTTTAATTCTGGTTATGTTCAATTTATAGGAGGAGATGGAACTTCTTCAGGTGTAAAACCAATATATGCTACAAATGCAAGTGGAGCCAATGCTAGCTTTACACAAGGTACTAGAACTTTTGTAAACTTTTATGAGTGGACAGGTTCAGAACCCTCCAGTGTACCTAGTGGATTAACTTACGTTAAGTTCATAGGAACAGACGGTACGTCTGTAACAGGGCCAACTGGACCTCGTACCACAACATTCAGATTAAACTATACAGCAGCAGCAAGTAGTGCTCCAACGGCACCTACATCAAGTAATACAAATAGTTATAACTTTAGCAATGGTACTCTAGGTACTATACTAAGTGGCTGGTCACATTCAACTCCTACTTATGCAAGCGGAAACTCAAATAAGTATTGGTACGTAGATGTAACAGTAGTTGAAGCTGCCTTTAATGGTAGTCAAACTATAACTTTTGGAAATACAACACAGGCAATTGGATTCAGCGGACTTGTAACATTTAGTGGAACAGGTGCTTTAACAGATGGAACAACAACAAAAACTCCTATAGAAGCAGGAGATGTAAATGCAAATGTTACTGCAATCAATGGTAGTGTAATAACAACAGGAACCATAAATTCTAATAATTTAAATCCTACGAATGCAGATGGTTCAGCTTTTACTACGGCAGGTACTAAGATAATACTATCAAATGGAGTGATAGCTTCTAAAAACTTTAGAATAGACAGTAGCGGTAATGCTGTATTCTCAGGAAATTTATCAGGTTCTACTATTACAGGCGCCACAGGAACATTCGGTAGCACAGTAGAGATAGGCTCAGGAACTTCTTACTTCAAAGCAAGTACTAGTGGACTACAATTAGGAAATACAACTTTTGATGATGCACCTTTCACAGTAACTCCTGCAGGGGCTCTAAACGCAAAATCAGCTACTTTAGGTAGTAATTCAGGTGTTGCTCTAGATGTGGGGTCAGCAGAAAATTCTGTTAGAATATTTACACCTAGTTCAGGTAGTGCAACAATCCTTTCCGTAGGTGGAGATGGAGATAATGATTATATTCCTTTGAAAGTTGCAAATGATGGTACAGGTACAATACAAGGTTTTAATATTCTTACTGTAGATGGTACAAAATTATTTGATGCTAGTACAGGTTTTACTGAGTCAGCTTTTTCAGGTATAGCACAAAATACAGGAACTGCAGTATCTACTGTTTCTAAAACAACAACAAATTCTGCAGATGCAGATGCTCAGCATGTAGATTTAGAAGGAGCACAGACTCTAACTATAAAAGCTAAAAAACCTTCAGACATGTTTGGTTGGGATACTAGTACTAATCTTACTTCTACGAAGGCTATGGCAGATATACCTAATGCAGTCACAATAACAATTAAACACAGTACAAGTGCAACCTTTTCTTCTGCGTCTACTATAGGGTCAACAAGAACTATAAGTAAGATTACAAGTGGTAACGCAACTACAAATACATTTAGACCAACACTAATGGTAGAGAGTGAACCAGGGTTTACTTTCGCAGAAGCAAATGTTGTTAGAGGAGACTTCTCAAACTCTAATAGTATTGCAGAGGGTAATTTCTTTGAAGTATCTGTTAGTCATTCTGCAAGTGCTGGAGACAACTATTATTGGGTAGTAATAGGTGGTACAGCAGGAGATAGAACAGGTGGAGTTAACTCGGTAAGTAATACAGCAGCTTCAAGAACTTTGGAAATAACAGCTGCTACTGGTGAGAGTTTTTATATAGGCGATGATGGAGATACTTCAGCGGCCAGTGGTGGAGATATTACAAGTGTTGTAGCAGGAAGTGGAATGACAGGAGGTGCAAATTTTGGCGCTGCAACTCTAAATGTTATAGGTGGAACAGGTATAACCGCTAATGCAAATGATATAGCTTTGACTAATACAAGCGTAACTGCTGGAAATTATACAAATACAAACTTAACTGTAGATGCTCAGGGAAGAATAACATCTGCTGCAAATGGGACAGGAGGGTACTCGTTACCTTTATCTTCAAGTAGTACAAGAGGCGGAGTAAAGATTGGATATTCAGAGAATGGCAAAAACTATCCTGTGGAACTTTCATCAGAAAAGATGTATGTTAATGTACCTTGGACAGATACTATTACTACAGATACCAATAATTATATATCAAGCGCAAGTTATAACTCAGGCACAGGACTACTAACTTTAGGAAGGCAAGGACTAAGCAGTCTTACAGTTAATGTAGGAGTAGATACTAATACAAACACTCAAAGAGCTATACATGATACTCCAGTTAATGGAGCAACTACTACTTCGATATCTAGTAACTGGGCATTTGATAATGTAAAGACAGCCGTACCTTCTGGAGCAGTATTTACTGATAATAATACTCAGTTATCCACAGCACAGGTAAGAGCTAAATTTTCTGGAACAGGTATTAATACTTCAACAGGAGTTATAACAAATACAACATACAGTGTAGGGGATGGTGGACTAACACAAAAGAACTTTACTACTACCTTAAAAACCAAATTGGATGGGGTAGCAACAGGTGCTACAAATACTGCAGCTCCTCATTATACATCTGCTATAGCAGTGGGAGATGGTGGACTTACACAGAACAACTTTACAAATGCAGACCATACTAAATTAAACGGTATAGCAGCAGGTGCAACAACTAACACAGGTACAGTAACTTCTGTGGGGGGTGGAACAGGATTAAATGGAACAGTTACAACTTCGGGAAATTTAAACTTAGACGCAGATTTAAAAGGTTTAGTTGATTACATAGGCGGTGACGGTACTGGTGCGTATTTTGACATGAGTACTGCAT